TTTTATCAAAAACAAATAATGATTATTATGTTTATATACCTGATTTTAATATAAGCACTCAAGGAAAAGATGTAACTGACGCAATATTTATGGCAAGAGACGCAATCGGACTTACTGGTATAGATTTAATAGATGAAAACAAAGAGTTACCTATACCGTATTCAAAAGAAATAACAAAAGAGGAAGGAGACATTGAAACTTTAGTAGATGTTGATTTTTCAGAATATAGAAAAAAAGTAGATAATAGAGCTATAAAGAAAAATTGTACGATACCTTATTGGTTAAATGTTGAAGCTGAAAAAAGAGGCTTTAACTTTTCACGGATACTACAAGAAGCATTAATAGAAAAATTAAATATGTAATAAAAAAAGAGGGGTAATCCCCTCTTCTTTTTTTCTATTTTTTAAGTTTAGCCCACGTTTTAGCACCCACAATACCGTCAACAACTAGTTTATTCTTCTTTTGAAAGCTCTTTACAGCTTTTAAACATCCGTTACCGAAGTAATTAGTCATTAAAAAACCTTTATACTTTTTAGCTTTCAAAAGTTTTTTTAATCTTAATACACTTACACCTCTTGACCCTTTCTTTATTGTAGGGTAAAGATTAGGTACAGTATCATATTTAGGTCTTGCATAACATCTTATCCAACTTGAATTTTTACTATACTTTTTCTTACAAACTGCACCGCCATTCGCATTAAAAGCACCTGATGAAGTGTTGCCCTCTACAGTATATACATAATTGTCCGTTACTTTATAAACAAGTCCTACATGTTCATAGTGTCCGCTACTGCGACCAAATAAGATAATATCCCCTTTTTTAGGGTGGGATTTTTTATATATCATCTTAACACTTCTAAAGTTATTATAAATATCAGGTACATAGTTTTCATACCCTCTCATCAAACTCTTTCCTGCTTTTACTCCATAAGCTTTCATAAAGCACCAGCTAACAAAGTTAGCACACCAGTAGTCTGTAAGAGAGCCTGAACAATACGGTAACATATCTTTATTATATTTAGTATAGTTATTACTACCCGCATTACTTTTCTTGTAATACAAGCTCTTATTACTCCTCTTCTCTATGTAACCTACTTCTCCAAGTGCTATATTTATTACTTTACTTACATAATTAGCCATGACATCACCTACTTTGTAGCTTTCTGACCTTTTAAGGTTTCTTTTTTAGGCTCTACTACAACTTCCATATCCTCATCTTCATTATCTAAGTCAGCTTCCACAATATCTCCGCTTTTTAAAGCATTCTTTGTGTTATCCCCGATTATTGCTTCCTTTGTAAAACTGTTATTCTTCCACCAAGCACTTATTGCAGTTACTCCTGTAAATACCATCGATAAAAACTCCGTCATTTGTTCTTCGCTAAAGGGCAATGTGTTTTTACCGCTTATTACAAGTGCTTGATTTACTAACGCTACTACCAATAATATTGTTCTTATGATCGTTCCTTTTTCTACTCTCATTTTATTTCTCCTTTTCTTCCAAATCTCCTATACGGTGATTTGCTACTTTTATTTTTTCTTCATGTACTTTTATTTCTTCTTCAAGTTTATAAGTACGTTCGATTATACGGTTATGTTTGTCAACTTTCTTTTCTAAATTTATAAGCCTATAATCTACAACTTTAGAATTGATTATCACACCTGCAAACGCACCTATACCGCTTCCCAATAATCCTATCAATGCAACTTGTATAGCTTCGCTCATTTCATATATATACCTCCTTTATTGATTTTTGTAATAAAAAAAGACTTCATGTAAGCCTTTTTAAGCGGTTTTTTATTTTAGTTAAAGTGTTTATACCTTTAAAACTAATATTTTATTTTTAATTAACAAACCAAAAACCTGTTATGTATTGGTCATCTACTGCCTCTTTTGCAATATTTCCCATATATTGGATATTTCCATCAGTAGATATAGCTGCTTTTGAATGATAAGAGTAATCTTGTAATGTATAAGTCGATAAAGCATATCTTGCGTTTGGTAGATAAGAAGCGTCTACCACTGTTCCAACCTTATAAATTGTATTAGCATTCATTGATAACCCCGTTAAATACATTCTTAAAAAGCAAATATTCATAAATGGGTAATAACTACATGTGTAACTAGAGCCTGTTGGAGTTCCTGAAATTGCAACAGGTATACATAAAGGACTTACTGCTGCCCAGTCTCCATAACTCCAAACGCCTCCAGAACTTTTAATAACATCTCTTTCATAAGTTGCATTTGCTATGCTATAAGGTTTGTATGTTTGCCTAAAATATTTATAACCTGAATATTCATCATTAAAGCCTGTTAAGTTTTCCACTATTAATTTTCCAGCAACTCGACAGGGAATATTTTTCATAGTTGTAGCATTTGTATTTAATTGAACTGCATAAACACCCTCTTCAACATAGCTATTAAAATCTGAATTATTAGGAATAATTGGCAATGCTCCAAGTCCTAAAACTTTACCACTAACTGCTCCATTAAATTTTGCATTCATACTTACATCAAATAAATTGCTTTCACTTACTATTCCACCCACGCCTAAACTTGTTCCATCCGCCCCAAAATGTAAAAGAGTAAATGCGGTTGAAACATTTGTAGGCTCTGTTGTTGTTGAAAAATTATCGGCTACACTTAATTCAATATCATAAGCACTGCCTGTGTCAGCTTCAAAAATATAATCCTTATCCGTTAAAGAATAAATATTATCTAGGTCTGTCAATGGATTTTCTGTAAAATCAGTTTCATTAGTCTTTTTATACTTAATTAAATAATTTGCAGTATTCAAGTTATTTAAAGCAGTTACTTCTGTTGAAAATGTCACTTTAACATAAGAACCTTTATTGTTTTCAGTTCCATCTAAATTACATCTTCTAACTTTTAAATCTCTAATTATTGGGGATGTATAATTTAAAACATTATTAACGGTTAAACTTGCTGTTCCTGACTTACTTCTGTTATCGGTAACCTTTGCTGATATTGTCAAAGTTCCTGAATTTTTTAAAAGTCCAGTTGTAACTTCTGATGTTGAATAGGTTGAACCATTTGCTGTTACATTATATTTTGAAATAGAAGATCCATAAGCTGTTGCTGCAGTTACTTTAATATTAAATTGTGATTGACCCTTAATATAATAACCATAAGTATCTTTATAGCCTGTTGGATCAGTTACAGAAAGAGAGCAAGTAGGTTTTACACTACTTGGAATAGTGAAAGATTTTGTATAAACATTAGAGCCTAATAATATCCCTCCGCTTGTATACGTGTATAGAGTAAATTTAATTGATACACTCGTTCCAGTTGTATTCTGTCTCGCAAGAGAAATTGGAGGTGTCCAACTTGTAGTTAAAATTGTTGAAGCACTGTCACCAGTTCCCAAAATCCATCCTGCGGCAGTTCCGCAAGTATATCCTATCTTGTGTCTAAAACCATCTGATTTCTCTGTTATTGTCAAAGTTTGGGCAGTATTTAATGTTCCTGATGAAACTGATAATATTGACTTCCTCGGTATATTTGTTAGTGCCTTTGAAGACGAAGCCGTGACCGTTCCACTAGCCACCCCTGAAGTATAACTTGCAGAACAATAAAGTGTTTTAGAACCGTTATCATTATGTTCAATATTTATAGTTTTAGTGTAAAGTGTAGTAGTTCCACTTGTCGTTTTACCTGTGTTAAATGCTGAATTAAAATTATACTTTGTACCATTGATTTTTACCCAGCCTGACTTTTCTATTAAGTTATAAGATCCATAAGTCCAGCTGGCTTTTACTGCTACAGTCACATTAGAAGTATTATTCGATATACTTTGACTATTTTGTGTTATTGATAAACTGATACTAACTGCCATTTATTAACCACCTACCTTTAAAAATTGAAGTGAGCCGTCACTTCTGGGAATAAATGCAAAATTTCCGAACTGTGCTTTTTCATTCACTGAAATAATAATATTACCAGTATAAAAATTTGTACCATCCCATTTTCCAAACTCTACCCCATTCTTACTGAAAAGGATACCTTCTTCATTATCTAACTGAAGTTGTATAGCATTCTCGCCACTTTTAATAATTATTCCATTATCCGAAAAACTAATATGTTTTGAATATTTATCAAGCTGAGTTTGAATATCTCCTTCCACATTTTCAATCATTTCAGTGGAAGAAGTGAAATTCATATCTATACTATCTTTCATAATAGACATTTCAGTTTCAGTTTCTTCTTTAAAAGAATTAAAATCATCATTCTTTGTATAAGATGTCAAATTTTCTAAAATAATACTTTCTGCTGTTGTGGTAATACTCGCTTCTTGTTCTGTTAATTGTTCATAAATTTCATTTGTAGTTTCAAGAGTGGCCATATCTTCTGGTGCGGGTGTCCAGTCAGTCGATTTATTCCCTTTTTCAAGCTTTAACTTTTTAAATAGCAATTCTCCTGTAAAATCACTTGCAAGAATACTTAAATTATAACTAGTTGCAGTTTTTAATTTATCATCTGTTTGAAATTCAAAATTAAAATATTCCCATTCTGCAGTATTTAAAGAAATATCTTTTGACCCATAAGAAAACAATATATTATCATCTGAATAATAACCATCCATATGTAAACTTAAAAGATAGTTACTTGTGCCTTGAACAATATTATTTGTTTTCAGCCAACCTGATAAAATATACTTTTGATTAACTTCTAACTTACTTAATAATGATTGTGTAACAGTAGAAGTCTCATTTAATACACCAGTTATTTTTCCATAACTATCTATTTCTTCATTAACAATAGATATATAATTTCCAGTTACGTTCCACTCATTAAAGTTATTGCTAAAACTACTATTTAATAATAAATTCCTCCCACCAATTTCAATACTTTCTTTAACACTTGCCTTGATATTATCTGCTTCAACTTCAAATTCTGCTTTTGTAAAAACCTTATTATCTGAACATTCATTCAGCTTAGTTTGTGCTAAATCTAAAATATTTTTAGCCGCGTTTAAATCAGCTAAACAATTATTAAGCATAGTTGTAACATTCGCTAAATCTAAAACAGCATTATTATAATCAGCTTGTGCATTATCTTGAATTAGCTGTGCTTCATTTTTTTGTGCTTCTGTTGCATTTTCATTATTTAAAATCTCCGCAACTTTTGTTTTTAAATTATTCAAACTAATTAAAGCATTATTAAGTGTAGTTTCTGCATTAGTTTTTTCACTTAAAGCTAATTCATAAGATTTAACAGCTTCTTGATATTGACTTAAAGCACTGTTATATAAAATCCTAGCTTGTTCTACTGAATTTTCTGCTTCTGCTGATAAGTCATTTATTTGTTCCTCACTAACAGAAAAACTAATCCTTGAAGCTGTCTGCTGAATAGCTGAATTTAATTCTGCTCTAACCTCTAATAAATCTGTTTGACTTGCGAAATCTGCTGACACTTGTGAATTAATAACATTTTCAAGCCCTGCTTTAAAAGTTTCTTCTTCTCCCTTGATTTCATTAAAATCTTTTTCAATAGGAGCAAGAGTAGTATTTATAGTTTTAACTTGACCTTCAATATTTTCAGCTTTTTCTATTGCTTCATTAGATTTTGTAGTTGCTTCATCAACTGCAATATTAACATCATCTAGTAATTCACTTGTATTAGTAGCAAGCTCATTAACCTCTTCAATAGTATCTTGAACATTTGTTATTAATGCTTTTTGCTCATCACCGCTACCCGCTACCCCAAGTACAGTCATTTTTCCATCTTGAACTAAAACAGCTACTCGATCACCTTCATTAACTACTCCTATACAATCTGCAATAGTATAACCATCTGAAGCTTCAGCGTTTTCAATAACATCACTAACATCATCATCATTATCATCAGTTAATGAATATTCGTTATCTGTAATTTCAGCGATAGTTGAATTTTCATCTGCTAAATCATCTTCTTCAGCTTCCTCTACTGTCGGTAAATCTTCGGCGTCTCCATCATCTACTTCAGAAGTTATTTCTGAATTTTCATCCGCTAAATCATCTTCTATAACTTCGGCTTCTTCTTCAGCATAAAGAGCTTGTGCCTTTTCTTGATATTCTGAAATGGTAAAAGCTACTACTTCTGCTTCGCTTTCTTCAATATTTGCACCATCTCCATCCGTAGTATCTAAAATTGAATTATCAATATCCTCTTCGTCCTCTTCGATTTCTTCTTCTTCAAAATTACCGTCTTCATCAACTTCAGTGAATGTGCCGTCTTCCCATTCTTCATCAGTTTCAATTTCATTTTTTAAAATAACTTCTCCACCACTCGAAGATGTAACAGCTACCATATAAACAACTGAAGCCGTAGATGAGTTAATTAATTCTGATTTTTCTTCTGCTGTAATTTCTTTTCCCAATAGCTTTTTAGCTAAATTTAAATCATCCATTTACACACTCCTTATATGTTTTAAAGTTATTTTCATTTTCGCACCGATAGATAAATCAAGTTCTATATTTTCGACCATTGCTTGAATATGAAGTTTAATTCCTGAAGATATATACTCAAACTCCACTACTTGACCACACTTTATAGGTAAGTAGAAAGTATCAATAATATATCTTTTATTTTTAGCTGTTAAAGTAGATAGTTTAGTCCCTGCTTTATTATTTGCTTCTTTCTTTATATTTTCTAATTGTGTATTTAATTTAGCAGTTGTATTTACTTTTTTAGAACTTAAAGATTTTGAATAAGTATATACTTGTGTAATCCATCTACCCCTTTTATTAAAATGTAGTGGACTACTAGATTTAACTTGTGCCTTGCCTATTATTACTCTTTTTCTATTTTCAGTTTTTGTTTTATATTTTCCTTTATTAGCCCCACTTGTATATTTGACTTTATTTCCTTTTTTATCTCTTACATATACTTCTTCTTTCCATGTGACCTCACAATGATAAGCAATTCTATTAGGAGTGCTACTAGTATCTTCTTCAATTTCAATAGATGGCAAAGTTACTGAATAATTACCCGTAGGAAGTTTTAAGGTACATTCCTTTTTAGATGGTGCATAATATTTTTCAAAATACATAACCCCATATTCATTTACATCAAGTCTTGCATTCAATCCTGCGGCTATAGCTTGTAGAACTCCCATAGTTGGTTTATTCTTTTCAAATGCTATTGCAGTTTTACATTTTTTATCTTCAACATTTGAATTAAATTTATATTTTCCACCTTGTGAAGCATTTTTCAAAAGTCTTCTACACTCATTTTTATAAGTTTTATTTTTACCTATTGTAAAATCAGCCTGAAGAACATCATCTGTATACCTTGCTAAATTTGAAACCAAGTCAATAGTTCCTTTGTATCTACCCTTTTCAAAATTCATTTTACCTACATTTGCAAAACAGGTAGCAAGAATTATATCCTTTTTTTGTTTCTCGCTTAATCTCGGCTTATAATGAATGCGTATAATACAGTTTTCAATAATTTTAGTAGTTAAAACATCTAAACTTCCGCTAACTTTAAGATCTGTATTAAATCCGAATGTCAGTTTTCCACCAATAACACCACTTAAAAAACCTAATGACTTATTAAAATCATTAGGTGAAACCATTTCATATTCAAAAGTATCAACTCTTCCTGATGTAGTCCAAAATCTATCAACTTCACTAGCCATGACTACACCTCTACTTCTTCAAGAGTAAAACTAATATTTCTTGTTTGATTATATTCATCTTCTTGTTCAATACTTAACTTTGAACATAAAGCCGTGTATGTTCTACCATGTGGAAACCTTGCTAAAACTATACCTTGATGTTCTTGAAACTCTAACCAATCATAATAACCTGAAAATTCAACTGTTTTTAATTCGTCTGTTTCAGTTCCGTCAATACTACCTTTTACACTTATATTCTTTTCTAATCCTTCACCTAAAAATGCAATAGGTCTTTTTCTGCCATGTGGCAGCTCTTTCTCGCTAGGTCTTTGCCCTTCTATAGAATAATCAATCTCATAATTCATAGCTACTACTTTTTTACCGTTAAACATTCCATTTTCGGGTTGCATATCTGTTCCGTCTGTATAATTTATAAGAATTTTATTATTTGATAAAATCGGGGCAAGGCTTGATTTATCTGTTTTAGTATAAGTCTTACTAAATGACCCACCTAGATTATTTTTAATTCCTATTTTTAAGTTTAATTCACTATCTAATGGTGGTCTAAAATAGAAGTAAATAATATTATGTTCCGTTCCTGAAGTATTAACATAATCATATCTTATTATTTTATTGTGAACATTGCATTCAAGCCAAGCGCTTATACTATCCCAATCATCATTAACATCACTTTTGGAAATAGCAACTGTAATTGTTCCGCTATTATCATCTCTTGCGACTGAAACTATAGGCTCATCAATAACCGCACTAACTGGATCAATAGTATACGTTCCATCAATCGAAACCTCTACACCATCAACGGTTTTAAAATAACAATCCTTTAATACTATATTTTCATTTTCTTTAAATGAAGTATCAAAGTTGTTACCTTTAAATTCCGCATACGGGTAATCCTTGGCTTCTTCTCCGCCAATAGCTCCTACTTCATCAATTAAAACAGCTTTATTTTGCTTTTTCAGTGCATTTTCATGTCTAACATCTTTTAAAACAACTTCACTATCTCCCCTAGTCCATCCGTTAGTATTTAAATATATTTGGACTCCACCATCTGCAAGTACTACTACTTTATAAACGTTAATAGTAGGAACACATTTTACTGTTAAGGCTTTACTAATCCATGCTCCATGCTGTTTTTTAGTCTTATTAAAAGAACGTACTCTAATTGTAACAGTTAATTTATCATAAGTCCCAGCTGTCATTAATGATTTTCCAGCCATTTGAAAATATCTATAATATCTATTTTTCTTGTCTTGTGTTACACATCTATTTAATGAATTAACATCTCCACTCCAAGCAGAGTTCGGATATTTCCATCCTGTTTTAGTAATGTCTGTTCCTGTTGACAGTTGCTTTGATGGTATCATTCTAGCACTTACCATATATTGAACTTGATAAGAGTAAGCATATGAGGACTGTCTCCAACCCATATATGATATACCAATAGGAATAGTACCACCAAATGGCATAGTAATAGTAGTTGCTCTCTTACTTCTATTAGAATTAATAAAACATATATTAGATGGTTTAGGAAGTTTTTTATTATAAGTACTCATTATTTATTCATACCTCCTAACCTAACTAATCCAATAATAACTTTTCTTGCTGCCGCTTCCATTTCTTCATTACTGTTTATAGTAGCATTATCAAGATATAAATTATAAACATTACCGCCACCGCTTTCTGTTGCATAAGCATTTATATTCCTTGCAAAAGCTCTGTTAATATAATCTTGTAAAACTGATACAGGCAAAATTGCCTCTGTTCCAGCTTCTCCTACTCCTTTCAATCCATTTGAACTGTTTAATATAGTTGGTCTAGTAAAAACTCCACCTTCTGCATACCAGTCTATTGCTAATTTTGGTTTAACACCTTTTAATAAGTCTCCTATTTTCCAACCATCGGGACTAATTGTAAAGTGTGGCATTTTTAAATCTGGCCATTTAAATTTAAAATTGAAAAAGCCTTTTATTTTATCAATAACTTTTTTAACTTTCTCTTTTGCACCTTCTATTTTTTCAGATATTGTTGTTTTAATACTTTCCCATATATTAGATACTTTTGATTTAATATTAGTAAATACTGCGGAAGTTGTATTTTTAATTCCATTCCATATATTAGATACTTTAGTCTTAACTCCTGTTACTACACTTGAAATAGTATTCTTAATCCCATTCCATACATTACTAACTACATTTTTAACCCCATTAAATACTGTTGATGTTACATTTTTAATTCCATTCCATACACTTGTTACTTTTGCTTTTATATTATTTACAACATTGGATACAGTTGTTTTTACTGCGTTTATTGCTTCAGATATAGACTTTTTAATATTTCCCCAAACCTTTGCCGTTGCTTCTTTAATTTCATTCCATTTACTGATTATAACAACAACTATAGCAACTATACCCGCGATTGCCGCAATAATTGCGGCGGCTACCCATACAATAGGGTTTGCAAGTATAGCCGAGTTCATAGCCCACTGAGCAACGGTATAAACTCCAACGGCTATTGCCAAGCCACCTAAACCTATAGCAAGAACACTTACAGCTGCAGCTGCAGCCTTTAACACAGTTGGATGTTCTTGCAACCAAGTGACCATACCTGATAAAGCACTGCTCACGTTTTCGACGACAGGTGCTATTGCTTCTAACGCGTTATTTTTAAGCATTGTAAAAGCCGTTGTTAATGGTGATATAGCTTCACCTAAAGTGGCTTGTGTATCGCTCAATTCCGTCTGTGCTTCATTAGCGTCTAATACACTTTTATTTAATTCATCATAAGTGTTTTTACTTTCTCCGTATGTACCGTTTAAAGTCTTTGCGATTAAATTGGCTCTTTCCTGTGTAGTTTTGCACTTACCTAATTTCTCATTAAATTTATCTTCAGAAACTCCTGCCCAGTTTAAAGCGTCAGCGAGGTTACCCGTAACTTTTCCCACTTGGGCGGTTTCGTTCATACTTTCGGTTAAACTTTCAATAGGTATACTATCCCCATAAGCTGACCATACACCGATTGCAGCGTTAGACAGTGCCGTTAAACTCTCTGTAGAAGTACCAAGACCCATTAAATTAGTAATAGCATTAGTTGCCATCTGATCATCACCAAGATATTTATTAAATTCTTTGTATTTCTCACTTGCAAACTCGGTAGAATAACCAAAAGTATTCGCAGAACCTTCGAGCTTTGCTTGCATAGTTCTATATTCTTCGGTAGCCTCTGATAAATCCCACAATGAACCTAAAAAATCACCTATTGCCGAAACCGCGGAGGATATAGCATTAGCTGCTAAATCAGCAACAACACCTTTCATAACCGTAAAACCGTCACCCGCACTGTCACTTGCATTATCGGCTTCTTTAAAACCTTTTTCTACCTTATTAAGCCCACTGTCTAATGTGTCAAGTTTTCCGTCTGTTTGTGAAATTTCATTCTGAATAGTCTGAAATGCAGTTTTTGTATCAATGATTTTATTACTTAATACTGTAGCTTCTCTTGAACTTTCGCCAAATTGCCTTTGAGCAATTTCAAGTTTACTGTTTAATGCTTGGATTTTCTTTTCTGTCGCGTCTGCTTCCTGCTTTAAAATCTGTTTTCTTTTTGATAAAAGATCAACATCATCAGCATTTCCTTTAAGCTCTGCACCATTAAGTTTTAACTCTTTTCTTAAAGTAGTTAAGCTGCTATCCATTGCTTTTATTTCACTATTAAAACCGCTTGTTTCCGCTTCAAACTGTATTTGAGCTTTTGTTTTTGCCATTATTACACCTTCCTTTCTTTTAAATTTTTATAAAAAAATAGCGTTGACAACCTTTTCCTAGGTATCAACGCTTATTATTAATTTTTTTATCTTCTTTATAATTTATATAATTCATATAACCGTCAAAAGCGTTTTTATTTTCAACTACAGATAGGAGAAAATTATAATCTGCATTCCAAAACACACTTTCACTAATTCCTAAAATTAAAACATAGTAAGAGTAATAATCTTCTATATCTTCAAGTTCAAAGTTTGGTATTTTATATTTTTTAGGAATTTTCCCCGTTCTATCGATAAAAGGCTTTCTAAAACCTACTTTTTTTTAGGTGTAGTAAGTGCTTGAAATACTCTTTTAATTTCGGATAAATTAAAAGGTACTAAATCAATAAATTCTGTTTCTGTATATAAATTTTTATTATCTAAAGAATAATTAGCGCACCAATAAGCGACATAAACAATAGTTACCATATCCATAATATCTTCGCTTTTTCCGAAAAGCACCTTATTATATCTTTGATAAAGCTCATTATTTACGCTTTTTAATACGTTTAACTTCCCAAAAGTTAAAGTTAAATTTACGGTTTCATCATTTTCAAGTATAAACTTTTGATATGTATTTCTCACTTAAAAACCTTCTTTCTATTTTGATTTTTTACTTTTTGTTTTAGCATTTTTCTTTTCTATCTTAACCTCTTCAGCCTTAACTTCTTGTGGCTCTTCTACTCTTTCAATCAGCTTATCAACAGTTAAAATTTCTTTAGCTCTTACTTCGCTGATTTCAATAATAGTGTTTACTTTATATAGTGTCTTATCATATTTATCTATAAATTCTTTAATTACCGTATACTTCATATAAACTTCTCCTTACGCTTCTGTAGTCGCTGTAACTAATTCTAGGGTAAAATTATTTAGCCATTGAGTTATTATTGTATCGTCTGTTATCTCTTCTGAAATTGCCTCATATAAGCCCTGACCGTTATCATCTGGCATTACTGATACTGTAAGTTCCATTTCTGCCACTTCTTCAGCACCGTTTTCTATTTTTCTAGCAATACCAGTAGTAATAACACAGTTAGGATATGCTTTTAACTTTTCGACACCGTCTTCATCTAACACGCGACAAGTTAAACAGAAAGGATTATGTTTTGAACTTTGACCATATGAGTAAACACCTTCTTTTAATCCGTCACTTACCATTCCGTAAGATTTCAAGAATAGGTCATATCTCATATGTAAAGATAAAGCAAGTTCTCCTGTACCATCACCACGTGTCACAGTCTTCACTACTACCCCTTCGCATTTTTTAGTTATTGTTTTACTGTTCATTGTTTCTTCAAGTGAGCCAACACATCCAATTCTTGTAGCTGCTGTTTGCGTTGTATCATTTAAAAATTTAACTGAAGTATCTTTTACTTCATATTCCGAAAAACCTTGTTCATACATTATTTATTCAACTCCTTATTTATATTATTTTCCACTGCGTCAACTAAACCATTGACGATATTGTTATATTCTTTATTCATACCTTTTTTCATAAAGTCCCTAGCACCTTTCTTTTTATTAGTGCCTGTTCCTGTTGCTACGTAGTATAAATAATAAAAACTTTTCCCACGCTTACCTCTTACACTGTTAGATGTTGCTACTGCTAAATTGTAGTTGTCTTGTTGCCACCACTTTCTATCTTTAGCATGTATAACATCTTTTCTAGATGAACGTGGTATAAAGTTTGTAATAGACTTTGCTATTTTTTCTCCAGCTTCGTTATGAAGATAATTATTTATTGCTTCCTCACTGGACGAACCACACCTAAGTATTGAATGTTTTAATTTATCAATATCATCTGCCTTTAATGAAAAATTAGTTTTTATGCTCGGCATTTTTAACACCTCTTTTTCATTTTAGTAAATGTTAAAGTTAAAACCTCAACAATAATATTAGTGCTGCCTTTGAAAGTATAATTATATTCATGCTCACCGTCTGCAAGTCTTAATCCTGCAATCTCGGTCATTTTATCAATAACATCATTTACCAAACTGTCGGGGATAAAGTTTTCTCTTACAATTACTACATACCAATACCCGTTTAAATCCTTTAAGCTAGATCCACTCTTTCTGATTTTTTCTTGTCCGAATACTAAATAATTCCATTCTTCCAAGTTATCAATATTATCTGGCACTATTCCGTAATAAATATTACTATCAATTTTTGATAATTTATCTTTTATTTTATTCCGCAATTTTACGTCCTCCTTCTAGATAAAAATATAATTCTTTATTTTTTCTGTCAAAGTCCATATTGATAATATCGTAGCTATAACCTTCATAGATTATTTTGTAATTATTTTCTATTCCTTTAACAAGTGGGGTTTTAATCTTCCAAGTGAGCTTTTTCCCCATTGCTTCAGCAAAGAGAAAGTCTTCTTGTCTTTTTGTTTGCTCACTAAAGCATAAAGATGTTATTAAATCAAAATCTTCTAAAGTTTTAGCATTTGTTTTTGCGTTAAAATCGGTATTCATAAGTGTACTTTTTTCTTTATATACACCTACTACACCGCCATTATAACTGTTCTTCTTCGCTTTCATGTTGTAAAACCTCGTGTTTATGTCTAATTGAATTAATATCATCTAAATAGTTATTTTTAAATTCATTGCTTGCGTCATTCCAGTCATACCAGCAATAATTTAACAATAAATTTAATTCTTCTTCGTTTCCTTCTTCTTCAAAATCAAAGACAGAACTTACTCCGATTAACCTCTTTATACTCGTTAAAGCACCGCTTGTTATATCGGTTAATCTTAAATTTGTAAACTCGCTTGTATCGGTTATGTAGCATTTCCTTTTTACTTTTTCTAGTAAGGTATTGCTAACTGTCATAAAATCAACTCCTTTCTAAAAAGGAAAACAGCCTAAATAATTAGGCTGTTACAGTAGTAGTTGTAATTGTTCCGTCAACTGTAGCTGTGTTTGTTCCATAGTTTTTAACAGTAATATATGCAGGGTCTAAATCACTAATATCTAATAATACCGCTGAAGTGTTATCTTCACATCTACCGAATGCATGAAGTTTAACTTTATATGTTCTTTTATCTTCTAAGAATTTAAATTCGTCTGAATATGTAATTGTACCATCCTTATCTGAACCAACTCCCATAAAGTATTCATCTAATAAACATAAAATAGCTTCATTATCGTCTACTGCTACTGATTGAATAACTTCAGTAGGAATAGGGAATAAATCCCTTTTATATTCACCGCTAACATTTTGAACTACTGTTGCAGGCATTATCTTTGTTAAATAGTCTATTGGATTACAAATTAATTGAAGTCCTGTAATTTTTCTATAATGTCCGTTTTCTTTTTCGACTAAATTATCAGCAATTAAAGTACCATATGAAGTAGGCGTAAAATCTGTAACTTCAACTGCTGTTTTCTTCGGATACCCTGTTGAAGTTGAAACAGTAACCCCCTCATGAATATCTCTTACTAATCCAATAGGCTCACCTTTAACACCCATACCATTAATAATTCCATTTTCCAAACCACAAGCCAGAACTTCTTTTAATAATGTTCTAATATAATTATCTAAAAATACAGGTCCAAGTTCTAACATGTCTATAGGAATTACTGCAAAGGCTGATAATTTACCTTGTTTAATTTCAAGAGATTTAAAACCACCTTCAATTTGTTTTGTAATTTCTGCGTTAATTTCTCCCCATACTGCTTGATCTTGTGTATTATCATTTAATAACCAATGTGTTAAATATTTAACATTCTGGAATTTAATTTTTGATAATAGTTGATGTTCTTCTTTTAAATCCTTGTAAACATCTTCAATAATTGTTTCAGGCATACCACCATCAACTGTTAATAAATCTGAAAATGCTTGTTTTGGATTACTTGATTTAGCACCTTCAATCCATTTTTCATAGAATTTCTTTTCTTTTGATGTTAATTGTCTAAAACCTCTTTGTGATAAAACTTGCATATCTTGAACATTCTGCATTTCTTCATATTCTGCCTTACAAGTTTCTACAATAGAATTATGAAAATCAGACCATGCTTGTTTAATTTTATTTTCGTCTCCACTTTTAAAAGCCTTCATCAGTGCATTTGCACTTTGTTTTTCTTTGTTTACGTTAATCATTTAAATTTACCTCATTTCTTTTATTTATTTACTGATTGCATTAAAAAAAGCAACTATCTTTTGAGTTGCTTCTTTATCTTCTTCATCTTTTTTATCTTCTTCATCCGAAGGAATTTCATTTTCCTCTTCTTCAGTTTCCTCGTTTTCTTCTTCTAAATTATCATTTTCAGCTTCGCTAATATCTTCTTCGGTTTCAACCTCAATAAAATTTTCTTTATCCGCCCCACATTCAGGACATATAAAAAATTTAGGCATTTCACCATCCAGAATATATCCACATTCTTGGCATTCAAACTTCATAGGTATTTCATCTTCTCCCTTTTCTTTGGTATCTTTATCATCAATATTAATATTTTCTTCATCTTCTTTTTTTGACTTAACAATTAAATCGATCAACTTACTTTTAACACTTTGACTGGCTTTCTCTGTTGCCTTTTCGTTTACTTCTGTAGCAAAGCCCATTTCCAAACACTCACTGTAAGTTAGCCACGTTTCATTATCCATTAACTGTTTTAATTTATTTTCATCAATATTAACTTTTTCCATATAAGCATTAATGGAAGCACTGGTTATCTTGTCAAGGTCATCAGCTTGTTTTCTTAACTGCTCGGCATTACCTTCGGCAAACACCCAAGCATTATGTATCATAAGTAAACTTGCTTTATTTATAACCCTTTTATCTCCAGCCATAAAAATAACACTCGCTATTGAACAGGCGAACCCGTCACAGTAAGTGTTAATTTTCGCTTTATGATTTTTTAGTGCATTATAAATTGCCAGCCCCTCTTTTACTTCACCGCCGTATGAAGAAATATGAACATTAATTGTTTTAATACTTTGTAATTCTTCAAGCTGTTTTGATAGATTATAAGCACTTACTTCTCCCATTTCTTCAAAAGGAATGCTAGTTATATCACCGAAGATATTTATATCAGCTTCTTGTTTTTTCCTGTTTAAAGCCAAAGAATAATATCTATTTTTCATTTAATCACCTCCTTTCTCGGTTTCAATTTCTCCATTTAACATGTCTTCAATTGGACTATAATTTCGTGTTATCCAATGTTGTTTTGAAAATTCCGTATCAAGGACGTTTTCACCTAGTTTTACTCTTAATTCGTCTACACAATAAACACCGCTTGAAATTAACTTATCAATCTTTTCTGTAATATCAAATATATCTATATGCATTACCATAGTAGTATCAACATCAAAATAATTACCCTTTGAATAATCATCTTTTGTTACTGTCTTTCTAGTTAATTCTTCACTTAACATTTTAGCCAGTGGATCTATTCTAAAAGTAACAAAACTGTTAATAATATCTTTTGCATTTGTCATATTCCCGTAAAGCATAGATATAGGCATTTTAATAGCTTCTGCTGTAGCTTCAAATATTTCTTTTCTTAAATTTCTAATATCTGTACTATCGGTTTTCCCACTATTTGTTCCAGACATCAACTCTAAATTTTGACCTTTAAACTGTGGATATACTGCTTTACTATTGTTTATAAAGGTTTCTAATTGTTTTTTAATAACTGTATTAAACTTTTCGCTAAAATCTTTATTCCCTGTTCTTACTTCGTCAAGTATCAATTTATATTTTTCATTGTTACTTGATTTATAAGCGTCAAAAGCAACTTTTAAAAGTTCTGTATAGTCTGCTAACATTGAATTAATAAGTGTTTTTAATTTTCCATCATCAAGTTTAAAATAAAAAACATCACAGGACTTCTTACTAAAAGTCCTTGTTACATTATCTAAACTTATATTTGAAAACTTATCATATTTAAGCATGTTGGCTTCAAATATATAATTATCAGCTATGTATAAGTTACCTCCGTTTTCAAATATAAGAGCTTCACCCTCATAAAACAGTTTAAATATTAATTTAGATTTAAACATACTAGCATTTTCATTATTATTAGGAGAAACATTTAAAAGGTAATACCAATCATCTTTTACTTCTTTTCCGTCTACAAAATGTTTTATTTCACATTTACTAATCGTATCAGCAATATAAGAAGTAGCTAGATGAAAAGCCATAGCTTTCATTGATAGCCTATCTTGAAGATTACCAATAACTGTTTCTGCTGCTTGAATATCGGATAAATCAACCTTTTTACCTAACCAGTCATATAATCCCATTTGCTCACCACCTTTCTAGTTTTCAAATTTTAACTGCTCAACCGCCTTATTTTTAATGGCTTCATCAATTCTTTCTTTTGAAATTTCAAAGTATTTATTTTCAAGCTCAAAACCGATAAAATTTCTATTAGTATTAACACAAGCTACACCTGTTGAGCCACTACCCATACAGTTATCTAAAACCAAATCATTTTCATTTGTGTACGTCTTGATTAAGTATTCAAGTAGCTCTGTTGGTTTTTGAGTGGGGTGGTATCTATCCCTTTTATTACTTACCATATTAAAATACTGAATACTTGTCGGGTATCTTTCACCATTATTTTTTGTAACAACTTTTTTTACTCCACGAAACACTTCACCAGAATTTCCTTTCCCGCTTACATATGGCTTACCTTTTGTCATTTGAGGATTATAATTTAATTTTTGTTTTCCAAAAACAGAAATTATTTCATAATTTCTTAAAGGTTACTTTTTTGCATTTAAAAAATTTGTTCCTTGTGGCTTTTGCCATATCCAATCATACTTAAACATTTTTAAATTACTACTTTTCAACTTCGTAGAGAAAGGTTCGTTTCCAAAAAGTACTATTGCTCCGTTATCTTTTATAACTCTGTTATATTGTTCCCATAAAGGCTCAAAAGGTATTATATTATCCCATTTACAAGCTGTTATTCCGTACGGTAAATCACATAAAATCATATCTATTGATTTATTAGATATATCTTTCATCAGCTCTAAACAATCACCTTGTTTTAAATCTACCATTTTTCACTCCTTAATAAAAAACACCTTTAAAGGTGTTTTAAAATACCAACGGTTCAAAAAATACCGTTTCTGTTTCTTCATTTTCTATATCTTCAACAATAGTAAATGCATTTACCATTGCACTGAAACCGTCCGTTTTTCGGCTATCCTCTTGAATTTTTCCAAAAGTGATATTACCGTTTTTGACTATCTTTTTAGTATTATTTGTATACCAATTCATAATAGGAGAATTGCCCCAACTTAAATTTTGATTTACAAAAACACTGTTAATAATAGGTGACGCTTGCATTATATTACTTGGTCTTACAAGTTTTATATTTTTCTTTTCAAACGCGTCAAAACCTATCTTTTTAAATTCAATATTCATAAGAGAAAATCTAAAGTTATCAATAGCAATTCTTTTTATGTTATATAATTTTCCCTTTTCTTCAAACCAGTTAATAACAAGGCTTGGGGGAATTTCTACATCATCAACAAAAGTAATATGACCCATTCTTTCCCATTCTTTTAAAGGTGCTTTAATTACTCTTAAATCTTTTGACTTCTTACATACAAAAGTATGATGTAATAAATAATATCTACCGTCTTTTTTAAATAGTAAGCAAACTCCGATAAAGTCATCTGTTTTAGCATAGTCAAGACCACCTACACAGTCGCACCCTTTTAAATCAACCAAATCTTTATTACATGCTTTTATATCTTCCCAGCTTGCCACTTCAACATCTTTGTCACCAATAGGAAAGTTCATTCTTTTTGCCATGAACTCGGGGAAGTAGTCTTGATTGTACGGCATTTTCATTACTTCAAGTTCTATCTCTGTTTTTAAGTTGTAAAAATCATTGATACTGGGAATGGCTTTTATCCATTTATCTGGCTTATCCCATTCTTCCTCACTCTCTATATGACACCAAAATATTAAAGTTCTGTTTAAATGATTATATTCTTTTAATATATCTTTCGCTTCTTCAAGTTCTCTATCTAGAACACCGCCTCTGATATTTCCGTTAGTAGTAATTGTTATTTCTCTACCATATGGAACTTTACCAAGTCCAGAACGTAGAGTATTTATATTTGTATTATCCATGTATTCATGCTTTTCATCATAAATAATACAACCTGTCCTTTTACTGTCCTTTCCTCTTTTAGAACTGGTATTAAATCTTAAAATAGACTTGCTTTTAATACCCAGTATCTCGGTTTTAGTAGCATAGTAGTGACGCTTTAGAGCCTTGTTATGAGCTCGTTTATTATGGTTATCTTTCACTACCTCATAAACATCATTAAAACTTGTCATGGCTTGTTTTTCGCTGTTTGCAAGCAAATCTATGTTATAGCCTTTTACTGCGTGATATGGACTTAAAAAATAAAAACATAAGAAAGATATAAAGCCGTTTTTTCCGCTTCCCCTTCCGACTATTATTCTTATATCCCTAAAAAATATATCTTTCTTTCCGTCTGGGAGTTTTAAAAATACACCCACAATTAGAGCAAATAAAAAAACTTCCCATTCAATAAGTTTGTACGGAAAGTATTTTTGTAAAGTTAATCCTTGTGTTATTTTATTCTCATCAATAAATACATCTTCACGTTCAAGAACTGGAATAACAATATTATTAATCATATCTTCTTGTTCTTTACAGTGTTCTACTTGATTATTTAATATCTTTTCTATATACGGATTTATATATTTACTATAGTATTTCATCTTCATCATCTCCAAGTGTCACTATGTCGCTTGTCGGTTGAAGATTTAAGAAAGATAATATGCTTCTCATTTCCTTTGTAACTTGTCTTTTCTCTTTTAATATTTCAATATATGATCTCGGGTCAAGTTTTTCATCTGATAACTTATCGTTTAATGTTTGTAAATTATCATAATATCGCATATATTCATCTACTTGATCCATATAAAATTTTTTGTCATATCCTGCAAATAGTATTTGTTGTATTATTTGTTCATACGTTTGTTTTCGTGATTTTTGTGCTCTCGTTACTCCCATTTTTTACTCCTTTTTTTTCAATTTTGAAAATTTCTGTTTTTCCTTGTCCCCCCACGTTGTATATCCCCAATCAAAAAAAAACACCCATTGGGGAGTAGGGGGGAATTATTTATCATTTTTTATACTATTACATAATCTGTGTGCTAATTGAACATTATTCCATTGATGCACACCACCCCTAGATAATGGCTGTATATGGTCTATACTTGGATAGTTGTTACCTGCTATAAATATATTATTTATATAAGTATAATCAGTTTCATCTACTAATTTTCCACATAACATACAAGTATGATTATCTCTTTCTATTAACTTACTTAATGTTACTGTATGGTCTACTATTCCATTATCTTTTGCTCTAGCTTCTCTTATTCTCTTATCTATTTTGTATTTATTTTTATAGTACTCACTATGTTTCTTTTTTTGATGCTTATGTTCGCATTTCATACTGCAATATATTTGTCTAGTGTAAATTGTTTTAAACTCTTTATCACATATAGGACATATTTTAGTTAATTCCTTTTTAGGATGTCTATCCCTTTCTTTATGCTCATAACAACAATATATTTTCCTACTATAATTTGTTTCAAACTCCACCCCGCAATATTTACATACTCTTTTATACTTCATCTTTATTACCTATCTATTTACCATTTTTCCTCATTAAAAAAGACAGGCTCTTTAATAGAAAATCTATCATGTTCTATCTCATGACATCCGTTACATAAAACTATTAATTGTTTATGTTTAGTTCCTTGATCATCAAAATAATATTTACTCAATGCAAGTGATGGATACTTTCTTACTTCTTTAACATGATGAACTACTCCGCTTCTTTTAATAGTTTCTTTAACTATTGTTAATTTACCTTTATTCTTACAGCGTTGACATTCGTAGTGTTGCTCTCTTAAAACTTCTCGCTTTAAGTGCTTAAAATATTTACTATGATAAAATTTATCAAGTCTATTTATGCTTTTTAAATATTCAATCCAACTTACTAAATCTGATTTATTCATTGTCTATTCCTATAAAAAAAGGCTAACTTTTATTAGCTAGCCTTTTAAATATTTTTAGAAAGTACATACTCGAAAATTTAAAACTTTCCATATATATTATAACACATTATCTATGAACATTTATGGACAACATCGTACATTTACGTACATTTTCTTACCCATTTTCCCTTAAATTCACCTTCCAACTTCTAACTTCTGAAATTAAATCATTAACCTGTTCTAATAATTCTTTTAAAGTATTGACCTCGCTTCCTTTAATTTTCTTATATAAAAAATCATTAATCACGCTATCAAGAGTGTTTAAATATCCAGACACTCTTGTTTCTTTTTCTTTGCCTTTTTTATCTATGTATTTATGAGTTATCCAGTAAGAATATTTATCTGCATTAATTACATAGTTATTACTTAATTCTATTCTCATTTATTTTACCTTTTTACTATTTCTATTGAGTTAAACTCTTGTTTTTTTATTTTTCATATATGTATTATATAATTCGTCATAATGCTCCATAATATACATAATTTCCTTTTTATCTAAACCCGATAAGTTAGAAACTGTATCAATAGCCCACATATTCGTAACTCCGCTGGCTCTTACAAATTCGTAAAGTTCAAACTCTTCTTTTGTTATTTTAAGTGGTTTATATGGTTCAGGTAACGGTTGCCACGCTATAACATTATAATCTGATGAATTACTAACACCTATTAAATCCCATGTGTTGTTACCTCTTCTGCAAGCTTGATAAACAAGATATTCTTTATCTTCTTTCATTTTTGCAGTTACTAATACTGTTTCATAAGGTGCTGGTAATTTACTGCTTTTAACATTTATCCATTTCATTTTATTTAATCCCTTAATACTTTCTCATCGCAATTTATAATTTTATCCTCTACATCTATAATTTTATTAGCTTTACTTTCTTCAGTAAGCTTCAATAATTTATTCAAGTACCACGTAGCCTTCTGTAAATCTTCTCTTCCGTTTTTCTTTCTGTGTCTGAATACATACTTAAATACATTACATAAACAGAAATTAGATACTGTTTCTTTACCGAAAACATCTATCATAACATCTATACACTCATATTGCCCGTCAGTATAATGTGACGGATGATTTATTTTATCTTCCATTTTATACCCCCGTATGTCCAAAACCGCCTGTACCACGTTCTGTTGATGTTAAATCTTCTACCTCTTTAAGTTCCACTACTTCATATTTATTAATAACCATTTGAGCCACTCTCATGCCTTTTTTAACAACGAAAGGAGTATCGGTCAAGTTAGTTAGTATCATATGTATTTCTCCTCTGTAATCGCTGTCTATCGTGCCTAAACCATTAGGAATACAAAGTCCTTTAAGTCCTAATCCGCTTCTTCCTCTTATTTGAGCTTCATATCCCTTAGGTAGTTCTATAGATATTCCTGTAGGTATTTTTACAACCTTATTTTTTATAACAGTAATCGGCTCTTCATTGTTTGCATATAAATCCATTCCTACACTGCCTGTAGTTTCATATTTAGGTAGCGGATTTTTTGAGTTATTTATTATTTTGATTTTCATTCTCCACCTCGCTTAAACATATTTCTTCTGTATTTTTTATCTTAATCATTTATAATTTCACTTCCTTAAATATTAATTTGTTCATAAATTTTTATTATATGTTCTTCACCACTAGCTATAGGCATTATTAAACCGAAATCCTGTTCTGTTTCAAGACGTATCGAAGTTTTACGTTCATAAAAGCTGATTTTCATTTTTTCTACTTGGAGAATTTCAAAACTCTCTTTTAAATAGTTTAAATTTAATAATATGACTTCTCCGTTTTTCATCTTCAAATATCCATATCGTTTAGATTTAGGTATTTTTTTGTTTTTAATATTTTAATTAAGTTTGTTACTTGTGAATAGTTTATTGTCATTTTTTCTTTTATATCTTCATTTTCAATTAATACTTTCAAAGCATATAACTCCTCATCGTATTTTGCTTTTGGAATATCTTTAAATTCTTTGAAGAAATATGCTGTAAATCCGTCAGTTATACATTGATATTCCGTGTTATGTATTGTTATTTGATGATACCCATTAAATGCACCACCTAAATTATTATTTTTTAAATAGTTTTGAGTAACTCTAAGTGATTTTTTTCAGTCGGTGTCTTGCACTCTTTAAGCCTTATGTCATTTTCTAAATCATATATTGATTTAACTATTAAATTTTCATCATAATTTAGTTCTAATTTTCTTAATACTTCTAACATCTTTTCATCTTTCATCTTTTATCCTCTACTTTAAAAACACTAACCAATGTGTTTTAGCTCGTCTATTACCATATACAGGCTTATAGTCTATAACCTCTAATATCTCTTTTAGTTTTATTTGTTCTTCGTTCCACTTAAAAACAAGTGTTCCAAACGGCTTTAATACTCGCATACACTCTTTAAAACCTTGTTTAATATCCTCTTTCCATGTAGTATCTAACTTCCCATACTTTATGGCCATGAATGAATTTTCACCAATATTTAATAAATGAGGAGGGTCGAATACTACATGATAAAAAGAATTATCCTTAAAGGGAATGTTTCTAAAATCTCCTATTATATCTGGACTTACTTTAAATTCTCTATCATCACATAAAGATGTTTCAACCTCTCTTTTGTCCATAAATAATACATTCGGATTATCTTTATTAAAGTAAAACATTTTACTTCCACAGCATACATCTAATATTGCTTTCATCTTTTATCTTCTACCCTCATATTCATTACAATAATCTTCATATTCTCTATAATCAGCTACATACTCGCTTTTATCATTTACACATATGTAACCATTGCCTATATCCTCAAAACAATGGTATTTACAAGTACCACAGCATTTTTTCTTATCATTCATATCTACCCTCATAATTAACTACAATTTGTATAATTTTAAAAATAACTTCTAATGTTTTATCATTATCACTATTAGGATATTCTTCGTATTTATCTTTAAAAGGTCTAAATCCTAGTTCAAAACAGCTTTCCATAAACTCTATAGAATAAAAATCTCTACTATCAATATCACCATCATTTTCTAAGCTATATATGACAGTATCGGCAATAAGACCTTTAACAGCTTCACAAGTATTATCCTCTCTCAAATAAAAACGTCTTAAATTATCAAGATATGATAGCTTATCTTGGAATTGATATTCTTTTGAAACTCCCTCTGTAAATTTAGCAAAACTAGCTTTTACTTGTTCTTCAAAGTCACTTGGTAAATCTAAGGTGTCTATAGGTTTAACGTATGGTAAATTAATTATCATTTTTACACCTCAATCCCTGTTATATTTTTGAATATTTCTTTGTCAAATTCAGGCAAAGAAACTATATATTTTAACATTTCCTCTGGCATTTTTGCCCATGCTACTTCTTTATCTACTACCGTTAATTGTGGCAAATTAACTTGATACCATTCCAAATCGCCTTTTAAATCATAGATATTTGTAAAGTTTGGATGAAATTCATAACTTAATATTTTTTTATAAACTTCTTCAAAACGCTTAGGTGTTACTTCTTGATTAAAAATAACATTTTTAACCGCTTCTTTTTTTATGCAGAAAAGACAGCTTTTGACTGCTTCGCATTTTGTTACACCGTATGAATTTGATACACCGTATGAACTCGATACACCGTTTGACCTCGATACACCGTATGACCTCGATACACCGTATGAAATATCTACACCGTATGACCTCGATACACCGTTTGAACTCGATACACCGTTTGAATTTGATACACCGTCTGACCTCGATACACCGTTTGAACTCGATACACCG